TATCGGGAAGCTGTAATCCGGCTTTGCGTCGCAACTTATGACTGCGTATCTGTTCATTTTATCCGTTCGAATCCGTATCTGTGCTCCAGCAGCGGGTAGCTGCCGAAAAGTATTCTGTTCAGCTTATGGAGAATCGCCGGGTCTGCGTCCTGCCAGTACCCTGTATGACCTTCCTGCGGACTCCAGCCGACAAGGCCTTTAGGACGCTTTATCTCTGCATGCTTGCGCTTCAGGTCGAACTGTTCTTCAATCCGCTCCATTACGCCGGTAAAGTTGCTGCAAAGATCCTCATAGCGGGCAGTCGGTACTCCGATGTAGCTGGTCACATGGTCACGCCACCGGCAGATACGATCCGCGCTCATAAAGTCAATCAGCTCTGTCTCGCGTTTCCGTTCGTCTCTATGATCCCAGAAGCGCCAGAGACTGTACAGGCAGTCATAGGGATGCCTGACGATGTACAGGATATTCTGATATGGAATCCTTTTGCGATATGCCTCGCTGAGCGAGCCGTGTGCTCCGAACAGGTTGCACCACGGGATAGACGCGATCTCTTTGCCGTCCTTGTACCATTGCTGTCCTGCAACCTTTATTGCACCGCACTGATTGCCGACCTCGAAGTTCTCGTATATCGAGGCCATCAAAAAATGGGTACCGCTTCGACGGTGCGAACAAATCTTAATTGGTGCCGGATCTGACATTATTATTTCCATGCCTTGTGATTGCTGCAAACGTATGTGTGCGGCCAGTAGTCGGTGAATTTGTAAATATGCTTGTACATCTTCAGACCGGCGCCCAGTTTGTAATGTTCAACGCCCCCGGCATCGTGGATCACCACCCATACCGGATAATCAACACAGGCGAAGTCCTCAAGGTTGTTGTGTCGCTGGTCGCCGTTGCCGTGGTCTATGAATGCTACGCCCCAAGGTTGCTGATTCTCGAAGCCCTGTGTCGGCCATGTATCGTGACCGATTATGCGGAACTCATGCCAAGGCTGCGCAAGGTGCGTGAATTTCGCCATCCATGCGCGGTCTGATTCGACTGTCAGAAGCATGCGTTCCGTCGGCCGGCAGATCTCATGCAGCATAGGCGTGCTTCCGTCACCGCAGCCAAGCTCCAGCACCGGGCCGGTACTGTTTGCAACAACTGCCGACAATATCGGGAAGTGGCTCAAATATGATGGATAGCGTTTGTTCTCGGCCATTATACAGTGTCCCTTGTGTCTCTGAGGATCTGCAGGCAGTCGTCCCGATAGCTGCAGAGCTGTTTTTTGATATGATCCGGCACTCGCGGCGAATGATTCATCAGTATTTCCCAGTGCATATCCTGCCGCCAGTCGTTGCGGATATGACAGTCGACCGGATCTTTCGGCACCATGTGAGTCCTGACATACAGGCGACCGCTGTATTCAAGATGCTGGCGCTTTGCCATGTAGCAGTATTTCCGGTATCCATGCCATTTTGACAGCATCGCGTGAAAGCCCGGCTCGCAGTTCCAGACTTCCTTGAAATGTTCGTCAACGTATGGCTTTGTCTGTTCAATGTGGTCGTATGTTGCCTTTGCCAGGTCGTCGCTGCTCGGCCGCATTATTTCTTTCCACACCCCTGCAGTTGCACCCTGATAGCAGCTCGGCCAGCGTGGGAATCGGCGGTCTTCCTTGTGGAACATATCGACACCCCAGCAATGGAAAGACATTGTCGGTTCCGGGATCAGGTAATCGTCATTCAACAGCAGCATGTCACCATCGCCAAGAATCACGTATGAAAACGGATCGAACCACATTGATGCAGCTATCCTGCGCCCTCCGGTGATGCAGTGAAAAATCCTGTTTTGCGACCAGGCCGGAACATCGAACAGCTCAATCTCTTTGATTATCGGGTCGGTCTTCTTTATCTCTTCAAGCGCCCGGCTTGCAAGCGGTTTATTCCAGCCATCAGCCGGTCCGAACTGCATGATAAACGGTCGATAGCCTGCCCATCGCCAGAGTATCGCGGACATTCCGCATGGCACATAATAGCGATACTGTGCTGGATCAACTGCTAGCAGTGCATATTTAGTGGTCATAATGGCTCGCTCCCCGGAAAGCCTGCAGCCTTCCTTGACTGGAACAAGTCTCTATCGTGAATCCGGAAATCCTGCGCATGCCCGAGGTGCGCCCAAGGCTTGCGCTCGTCCTGCGGCAGTCGTGTCCAGTGTGCGTGATATTGTGAGACGTCCGGACGATCCCAGTAGATATTGAGCTTTCGCGCAACAGCACACAGCTCCGTGTCCGGGCAGAAGTGGCCGTAGCCCTCGAACAGTGGCCCATTGCCACCATATCCGCGCCGTATCCACTCTCGACCCATCCATGGCGACACAGCAGCCTGTCCATTGCCGCAGAACCCGTCTCCGACCGGTTGCATGATGCCGAATGTAAGAGGGAAATGATCCAGGAATTCTGATTCCAGTTCGTCGGCCGTCTTGTCTGCTGCCGGGTAGATGTCATCGCCACCGGTAACAACTGCGGTCATTTCCGGATCGCTAATGTAGATGTACCGGCATAGGGCATTGTTTTCGATTGCCCAGCTGCGGAAAGTGCCGGTATAGACATAATCAGCATCATCGAACGGCACCGGAGCGCCTTCGTCAAGCATCAAGGCTATCCTGTAGCCCTGGTGTTTCCAGCGTGGCAGCGTCTTCTGCGCCATCTGAAAGTTTGCACTTGGTATTGCGAACCATACGCTCATTATGCAACCAGCCCCGGCTTTTTGTATCGACGACTTGCCTGCGTCTGAATGATCCTCGGTTGACGCCTGCCATAGTGCCGCTCTGATAAATCTGGTGTCCTGTTCGGATCCCCGGCATCGATCCAGTTGTATTCCGGCGGGAGACGCAGGACGTTCAAGCCTTGCGGTTCCAGGCGTTTCACAACTGTCTGCAAATTCTTCTGATCCCATACGTCGGGATACTTTTCATTTTCGTCTATCCACTTATGAATAATGCGATCCGTCCATCCTAAGCTGTCGTTCTTGAAATACAGGCATGCGGAAATCAGCTCACGGTCACGAAACCAGTGCGCTGCAAAGTCGGCATCGGTATGTTCCAGCAAATCCAGGCGTCCGGCTATGCGTGCATCAGCATCAAGGTACACTATCGGGAATCCGGCATACATCATCGACGCCAACATGATGAACTGAGCCTTCGCCTGCGTGTTCCGCTGCCAGCTGCCATGGTCGCCGACGACTTTGAAGAACGGTTTGTAGCCATATTTACGGCAACTGTCACCGAGCTCCACCAGTTCGTGGACATACGGCGACTTGTCCGTCGCATACGCTATTATCTGGAAGTTATCGTTTATCATTGTATCACTATTGGTGCCGTCGGCATTGTCTCTGCCCTGGTTGCGCCAAGCCTTGCACGTCCTCCAAAGTATTCGCTGATCTCTGCATCTGCCCGGTCTGCAAGATCCTGCATACGCTCGTTCACGCTGGTATCCTGCAGGCCTCGACTGAAATAAAGCCATGCCCCGGCATAGACAAGCATCAGGTCTTTAACCGGCCTAAGATCATCTTCCGTACCTTCAAACGGCACACTGTATGGACCAAGCCGGAACTTGTTGCGTACCTTGGCTTTTCCAATGGCAAGCGCCTCTTCAATGCGGTCTGTATCGACAGTGCCGGTGTTCTCAAGGTCGCTCCATACTTTGACATTGGAAACGCCGAAACGCTTTTCAAGATCTGCCTGTGTGATTGCTATTGCCATTAATGCTTAACCTTTCAAGAAAGAGGCCGGGTGCCGCCTGTAATGCCGTAGTGACGGCACCCAGCCTGTACGGGACCTGCACATTCATGCAGGTTCGGAGGAAAACCTCCGCAAAGTCCTACCATTTCACCTTTGCGATAAATACCGCATTCGGAACCTTGATGATAGGCAGGAACGTATCACCGGCCAGCTGCTTGATGCTGGGCGGATCGGTCTGGACTTCAGCATAGCTGAACATGCCAGGAACATTCCGCAGTGTCGCGAGCACGTCCAGGGCGTTGCCGCCAAGAACCATATTGCTCGGAATTGCGTATGTGCCTTCGATCACTTCCCACCATTCCGGAGACGGGTCGGGAGTGAAGACTACGGTGTCATCGTCGGCCAGATCCTGGTTGCTGCCGTCCTGATCCTCGAAGAAGGATTCATAAATCGGCCGCCATTTCATACCCATAAGGCCATCCGGAATCTCGTTGTTCATGAGAACAGCGTTCTGCATTGCAGGATTCCGGTTGATGATTTCCTTCATCTTGTCATTGCCTGTGAAGTACGACAAAATGTTTGCGCCATAAAACGCATACATCGGACGGTAGCCTGTGAGCTTCCTTGCATACTTCTTCAGGTTCGCGATCTGTACCGGAATATCAGTTCCGGCAACGCTCCATTTCGCGCTGATGATGCCGCCTATCTGATTCCGGTTGCCAGCCGGAACACCGGCATCAACAGTGGTTACAGCACTGGAACTGCTGGGAAGCATGTTACCATTACTATCAAAGAAGATCTTGCCCTGTGCAATCATACTCATGGTCGAGGCCATGCGCAGATTCATAAACAGCCGTTTGAACTCAGCGGTCTGCCTGGCAACTTCGTCTTCTCCAAGGCGCTGTTCTGCATCCATGGCGCTGCGCAGGTTCTGGAGAACCCATGCTTCAAAGACCTGGTGCTCAAAGGTGTGCATCAGAGTGATCGGCACCTCAGAGACGCCGGTCTGTTCACGCCTTACGGATGCAGATCCGTACTGCACCAGCCGAGCCACCTTGCGGGTGTTGTCGACTTTGCGGTACTTCGTTGTGTTGCCGGTGACGGTGCGGTTAACCCGCATGAACTCGGGCGGAATCACGTCATCCGGAACGCCGCCCTTGATGCCGTTTACAAGGCTTGTCAAGGCGACTGACCCGAGGATTTGTTCGAGTGTCTTAGCCATTTTCGTTGCTCCTCAATTTCAATTTGGAGTTTCTATCGTCCTGCTTCATTCAACGGGTCGACTTAAAAGTCGTCGTCGAATGTCCAGGAGCCTCCGTTAGTCCTCAGTTGCGCCTTGATCCATGCCTGTATGGATGTATCACTGCTGTAGTTGATGATCTGGCTGGCGTCCACGTTACCGGCAATAACCGGCTGCGCGAACTGGGTGTCGATGCTGGTGTCGTCAGCGTCGGTCACTTTCAGACCATAGCCGTCGTTGATAAGACAGATCGGAGCCTGGCTGCCGTCCTCGGGACGAATCAGCGAGCCGACCACGTAGTCAGCGGCCGCCGTTGTCACGGTGATAACGCCGGTGGTCGTATTGACTGCCGAGTATGTCACCTGTTCGGTCGCCACTGTACCAGCAGCGGTAGGCGGTCCGACAATGCCGAATGTTCCGCTTGAACCGATACGCCGGACAAGTTCAGTTGCCGTTGCAGCGCTCACAGTCATGGATGTGGCGAGCGAGCCGTCCTTGTCATACGCAACGGTAAGCGCGCCGATAACGCTAGGAGCATACTTGCCGCTTGCAGTAATCTTGCCCATCAGAAGCCCAGCCCTGAGCACATCGACATCGCCGGTGTTGCCAGGATCGCGGGACTTTGACCCGTCGATGATCTCGCCGCCCGGAATCAGCATCAGTCCGGCATCGGTGTTCATCACCTTGCGCGGAGTAGCTGTACGCTCCGTCTGCGGACCAGGAAGTGCGTTTCCATAGTCTGTTGCCATTTTCTCTTTCTCCTCGTTCGTGTTCGTTCAAGTCGCGGCCGTCACAATTTGCCGCGGTCTACTTATTCGTCGCCGTTGTAGCGCTTCGCGATCTCTGCTCCGGATTCAGCCTGTACCTTCTCTGAGTCCTGCTGTTCCTGGCTCATGGTCAGAACCTGTGTGCCGGTCTTTTCAGTCGTGTCTACAACTTCATTGTCCTTGAGCACGTCCAGAATCTGACTTACGACAGACTTGGGAGTACCGCTGACGGTGCGGGACAGCATAAAAGGCTGCACCTTTTCGTCTGCGATGATCTCTTTGAACTTGTCGCGGACAGCAGGCGTGATCCGGGACATGCTGACCAGGTTGTCAAGCTTGGCATCGGTCGCCTCGCTTAGGACGTCCAGCACTTCAGGCTCAATGGTCACGTCTTTGGGTTTCTGTTCGCGTTCAGCATCCAGACTTGCCTGGATTGTGTCGCGTGCAGTTGTCATTTCGGCAATCTTAGCGGTGAGCTTCGAGTGCTCGCCGGTCAGCACCTCCACGACATTTTCCTCCGTGAGATCGGTTTCGATCCCGAAGGCCTCTTTGAGTTTGTTCAAAACTTCATCCATTTCTTTTTGCTCCTCTTCTTCAACTCGATACAGCGACATCGGAATAAACGACGACTGCCCCGGAACTACTGGTTTCGGAGTGATTGCGATATGCGTTATCGCCTCGCCGTATTTCCGGTCTTCGCCATCTACGAACTCAGGATCAACGTTTATTGATACCTGGTCAACCGTGGTAGCCAGTGTTTCACTTTCCTTGCCTCCGAACTCCTGGACATAGTACAGGGTGTCATCCTTACGAAACATATCGGTCACATAGCCGCGTGTCCGTTCTGTCGGTGACTGACGCTCTGATGCCGTGTCGTCTCCGTGGTCTGCAAAGACCGGAACCTTCACGCCGTTGCCCTGCATTTTCCAGAACGCATCTATCCATCGATCCATGCGAACGGTGTCTATCTCAACATCAAAGCTGCCGTTAGGGTGCTTGTAATGCCCGACGTGTATTGCATCCTTGATGTACTTCTTATTGCCGACCTGCTCCATTGTGCCGGTTGCCGATGCAAACGACAGCCCGAGGCGCTCTTTTTCCTTTGCCAGTATCCGTTCTGCGCGTTCCCTGAGCTGCTTTTTAGTGGTATTGCTCGCATCCTTGAGCTGGTCAATGCGTACCAGTGCGTTCCGAAGGTGCGGCAGATCGACCTTGCCGTCGGCGTCCTTATAGGGTAGGTGTCTCAGTCGGCGCGGCGTGGTCTTGCCTTCGTCGTCTTTGTCACCACCCAGGGATACCCATAAAAAAGCCGAGTCCGGCAGGTCGTTCATATATTTTGCTGTCCATTCTGCCATGATCTCATCATCCTTATGCTGCGATAGCGACCGACTGCGGACTAAACTCGAATGTCGGATCTGTTGACGGTGCAACCTCGACGCCGTTAACGTCAACTGAATGCGGTGGATTGATTGTGCCTTCGTCGAATACCTCAATTACCGAACAGCGACAGTTCCACCCATTCGGCGGTGTATTGACTGCCCAGAACGGATCGTTCTTCGGATACCGCGTACCGTCATAGCCCTCATGCTCGAACCGTACCCGGTCATCACCGACGGTTGTGTATTCCCAGCCCCACAGGATCTCATCGATTGCCGGGTGCATTGCCGCTTCCGCCTTGCCTGCTGAATACGACGTCTGAACCATTGTCGTGATCCATGTCTCGATGACATACGGCTTGACCGACCGGAATCCCATTGCGTCCAGCCTGGTTGAAAGCCAGCTCTTCGCTTCCGGTATCGTGATCTCCCCGGTGTATCCGTTATTGACTGCCGATGCAACCGTACTTGCAAGGCGTGGCTCCAGGTCGCCGAGTATCGTGCCGACCATATTTCGATAGATTGCACGGCCGCCATGTTCAAGCTGGAAGCTCATCGGCATAGCCAGCCTGCCGCCCCTGCTCCGCATATAGTCCTGTGCGGCTCTCACTGTATTCTGATAGCCTCGCTCAAATGCCGTCTCAGCTACACCGAGCAGCGATTCACGCAGCGGTGCAATTACTTTCTCAATCCGGATGGTCGGTTGCAGGTCGAGTTCCGGCAGTGCCTCGAGGATCTTACGACGGAAAGCCGGGACAAGGCGTCGCATCCTGCGAATGTAGTCGCGCTCAATACGGACACGTTCGGCTTCCTGCCGCAGTCCTTCGCGCCTTACTTTTGCAGATACTCGCGCCATTTATTCGCCTTCGTTGACTTCTTCGCCGGGTTCCATCGGCCTGTTTCGTACAACTGTGACTTCCTCTTCGCGTTCTTCCCGAGGCAGACCTACCCGGTCAATGACCTGCGACAAATCTATCGCCTCAAGTGCCAGGTCGATGTTTACCGGGTTTCCGTACAGGCTTTTGACCAGATCCCGCATAAAAAGCAGAAGCAGCGGATCAACGCCGCCCAGAACGATTTGCACGTCCTTCGCCTTTTCCGGTCCGTAGTTCAGTGCGACCAGCGGTTCGACAAGCCCCTGGTTGATATGCCTGAATATCTCTTCTGTGAGCATCTGGCCGACCAGGTATGACCATTGCGACTGTGTTTCAGATTCGGCCTTCGTCCCGTGCTGGCCTTCGAGTGCCGCCCGTTCCGGCTGCAGCCAGCCTCTCATCATCAGCTTATCCCAATAGCTTAGGCCATCCACAAAGTCCTTGCCGTGTGCCGCCTTCGCCTCAAGAAAACTGATATTCCACGCCTTCATG